TAATCCTCCAGCACCAGCAGGAGCAGGAGCCATGGCTAACTTATTTGTAGATCCAAAAGAAGCAGCAATGGCTGAAGAAGCATCTGCTGGTGGAGAAGCACCTAAAACTCCATCAATTGGAGGAGCAGGCAATGTTATCAATAATCTTTCAAAGTCCATTAAGAATATGGGACTAAAATAATATATGGCTGAACAGTCAGTGCCACTATCTAAAAAAGAAACAATGCTTCTACAGAAGATTGTCAATAGCGATGCTATTGAAATAATGGGAAGAGTCGCTAGCACTATGCTGATAAATTGGAGCAAAGTTGAAAATGCAAATCAGTCAACTGCATTTTTGACAGCAAAAGTTGCAATTGGTCGTGAAGAGAGAAAGAAAGCATTAACATTATTCCTAGAACAGTTAGAAAGACTTGCACATGGATAAAGACAATATATACAATCAAGAATATCTTGGACATTCACAGATAAAATCTAGGAGGAAGTTTGCTATGGCTGATGTATCTGGAAACTCTAATGATATTGTATTTGAAGTGAATTGGAATTCATTTGTTAGGAGAAAAGGTTTTGTCAAGATACAAGTTGGAGATAAAGAAGTTGTTGTGAGTAGAGAGCATTTATGGGGAATTCTATTTATGCTTGGCTCTGCTGAAGAACAAGAGAAGATGGTGACACCATTTATGAAGAAAACAATTGTGAAGAAGTTTTTTAAAATTATAGGCATCACTACAACCAGAGATATTAAGAAAGGTGAGCAAATAAAAGTTCCACTGGAATTTACTCTCAATCCTGATACAAATCAGATTGTTATTGGGAAAGGGTCGATGGGTAAGATTGAAAAATTATTAACAAATAACAATAAGTAAATAAAGATGACAGAAGAACACAAAAAGAAACTAAAAGAAGCAAGAGAGTTGGCAAAGTTGAAGAAGGAAGGAAATCTTCCACCAGAAGAAGTTGAAAAGAAATTGCCAAAAGAAAAGAAAGAAAAGTCAACTAGTGATGAAAAATTAGATGCTGTGCTTGCAGGCATTAATACTCTTGCAGGAGCAGTTGGCAAGTTGGTAGAGTTACAAACTATAAAGAAAGAAATTTCTTCTGAAGAAAAAAAGCCAGAGAAATTTAATCCAAAATTAGATGATGAGACATATCCACAAATGTATGTTCCTCCAAAGTATAGGAAGATAGTGGATGAATTTCTTTCTCCTGAATTTGGATTAAGAGTGGTTGATTTTGAAGACAGAACAGACTTCATGGTAGAAATAATTGTTCCTCCAAAATATAGTTCACTAACAAAAGAAGAGAAGGAAGGAGGAATGGAAGATGTTCGTTCAAGAATGGTGACAAGAGCACTTGGAGAGAATGGAGTAAGAGAATGGACAAAACTTGTAAGAAAAAATTTGTCAAGATATTATCAGCAAGAAGGTGTTGCATCACCTTTTATTAATCAAGAATAATAAATAAGTATGAAGAAAATTACATTAACAAAACGTGAGGGATATGATTTGTCTGCAGTGTTGGCTACTACATTAAGAGAGAAGGCAGAAAATTTGGATTTCAAAGAAATAATTGGAGTTCAAAAAGTTGTAAATTCATTAGTAGATGGAGTCAAAGATTATTCAGAAAAGTTTGATGCTCTTAATAAGCAAAAAAATACTCTTGTTGAAAATGCAAATAAGAAAATTGTTGCATACAGAAGAGATCTTGCAGAAAAGTCAAAAAAGGATTCTAAATTGGATGAAAGTTACAAGCAAAAAGTTGAAGACTTTGTGAATGAAATGCTTGAAGATGCCAAAAGGGAGATTGAAGAGACTATTTCTCCTGAATTCAAAAAACTCTATGAAGAATTGGGTAAAACAGACATTTCTATTGAGTTAGAAGATGATAAACACAAGATGACCATCAGTTTATTTGAGAAATTTGCTAAAGAATACTACACTGATAAGAAGGCAATGGTTGAGACATATGAGAAATTCACTGTTTAGTGCTTGACTTCTTTTTGCAGAAGAGAGATAATTATTATAAGTGTTCTCTAACAATTGATAAAAGTTTGGTTGAGGAGCAAACTCTCTTAGCAGAGAAATGCCTAGTGCATACTTTCTATTTTCACAATTGCTAAGATTGTGGAGAGAGTCTGCTCCTTGACTTTTACTTGATTCATCTGTCCTCGCCAAGACAGAAATGTATTCCATCTAGGAATAACTTAAACTGGCTTTCAAAAATGAACAAGATGAAGTTAGGAAATGACTTTGCGGGAGATGGTGAGCAGAACACCAAAGACCGTGAAGAGTCAGATGAAAATACTTCCGATGATGAATTGGAAGAAGAGAAGGAAAACTCTGGTGAACCTGACAATACCAAAACCACAGACGATGAGTCTGATGAAAAAGATTCTGGAGAGTCTGATGAGAGCACTGGTGATGATGCTGCTGAAGACAAGAAGGATGAGAAAGATGAATCAAGTAAGAGCAAGGAAGAAATTCTAAACTCTTTACTAGAAACTGAAAAGGATCTAGATAAAAATAATTCATCAATTGATGTCCAGATTGCTGAAGCAAGAAAAAGACTTTATCAAAAGCGAGGTCTACGCAGAGGTAAAGTAGAAATCAACAAACTCATTGATTCTAAGTTTCCTGACCAAGAGGATGAAGACACTGATGACTTGTCTGATATTGATTCAGACACTTTGAAAGTCTTGGAGAGATTCACAAAGGCAAAGGGACTTGTTCCTAAGTCTGAATTGAACCAAATGACTTACAAACAGATTCATAAAACATCTGAAGAAACTTTTTATGATACTCATAAAGAATATCTTCCAGAGAATGATGCAAATGATATCTTGTATAATGCTCTTCAGGAGGAACTTGCTTTATTTGCTGCTCCAAAGGATGCCAAAATGATTCCAAAATTATTTGAGAAGGCACACAGAGAAGTAATAAAGAGATTTCCTGACTTATTCAAAAAAGTTGAGACTGTTTCTAAAAAAGAAAATGTCAATAATGAAGAGGATAAAAAGAAATCAATTCGTCTAAAGAATGCAGGTCTAGGTGGTGGTAATTCTGGTGGTTCTGGGTCTGGAGGAGAAACTGATAATACTTCTAAAAAGTCAGTTTCATTGAATTCAGACCAAGTTGCTTCTCTTAGGAGAGGTGGCTGGACAGAAAAGGAAATTCAAGAATTACAAGGAAAATAATTAAACATTAAAAGTATGAAATACGGAGCTGGATTTTATCTCTTAAGAGATAATGCAGACAAGGGAGCTCACGCAATTCCAATTTCATCTCAAACAGTATTAGTTGGAGATCTTCTTCAACTACCTGTTGGTGATGCCAATTGGACAGTGTGCACAAGTGCTTCTGTGAGTTATACTCGCAAGGCAATTGCTGTTGCTTCTGCTACTTCTTCAGATACTGAAGTTTTGGCAATTGAGTTGGATGGAAGTGAGGATGTGCAAGTTCAGAGTGCAAACTCTTCTGATGCTACACACAATGGTGATAGAATGGCTTTGACAGATAAAAATACTGTCAATAACAGTGGTTCAGATGTGACCACTACAACTGTTGGCTTTGTTCAAAGAGGAACAGTTGGTGCAACCACAGATAATCAAATCTGGGGTAATGTCTTGGTCGGAAATGGTGTAGTAAGCACTGTGTCTTAATAGCTTAACATAAAATCAAAATAAATATATGAGTGCACCTTTTACTTTAGCACAGGCAACTGATTTGACAAATGTCGCTATTCAAGACATTTATCTTAAGGAAAGCAAACTTGAGAAAAAATCAGTGTATGACAAATACTTCAATGTGGTTAGTGGGGTTACAGACCTCTACTTGAAGGATTCATCTCTCTCTGGTTTGGGAGAAGCAGCAAGAATAGTTGAAAATGCTGTTGTCACCTCTGAAGTTCCTGTTCAGGGATATGACCAGACTTATACTCAGGTTGAGTATGGTAAAATGCTTCCAGTCACAAAAAAGATGTGGAAGTTTGGTATAAAGAAAAGAGACTTAACACGTGTAGTTAAATCTCTTATTGCTGCTTGTGAACGCAAGCGTGAAGTTCTTTGTGCTGATAGGTTGGACAATTCTTATTCAACTTCTTACACAGTAAGTGATGAGAATGGAAATTACTCAGCAACTATCTCTGGTGGAGATGCTGCTGCTCTTATTTCTAATGCTCACACTCGTGAGGATGGTGGAACTAACTGGAATAATCGTATTACAGATGGAACTACTGTCAATATGGACTTTGATTATGATGCTTTGAAGGCTCTTGCCCGAACTGGCTCATTAATCAGAGATCCAAAAGGCAATTTGATGGATGTCAACTTTGATACTCTTATTGCTCGTAGTAAAACTACTGTTCATTTCCGCATGAAGGAAATCAAGCGAACAATCAACAATCCAGGTCGTGGAACTCTTCCAGGATCTGCTGATAATGATTCTGCTGCTGTTGATGACTTTGAAATAGTAGCTGTCCCATGGATAACTACTAATACTTCTTACTGGTGGGGTGTTGACACTATGATGAAGGGAGATGAATATGGTCTTCAATACAAGGAAAGCCAAGCCATTGAATTGGAAGGACCAAATGTGGTCTTCAAGACTGGTGAAATACAATACAAAACAACCATGATGTTTGACATCGGGTTCAATGATGGTCGTTGTATGGCTGGTTCCAAGAACACTAACGCTAGTTAGTATTCTATTATTAGCATTACAAAAAAAGTTGGGGAGCAATACACCAATAACATAAGTTGTCAAGGATATTGCTCCTAGCTAATAAAATAAAAGTATGAGTTATCAAAATGGTTTACAATATACAGACTTCAGGAGAATAAATCTTAAAGCAGAAGGTGGTGTTATACGCTTTGAGGATATTACTACTGTTCCAACTACTGCTACAGGTGAATACTTGCTGTATGTAGATGGAGGAGTTCTGTATTATGATAATGGATCTGGCACTGTGGCACTTGGTGCTGCTGGTGGTTCTGGTTCAATATCATGGGAGCAAATGTATGCTACTGACAATACCATCAACATTGCAAGTGGCAGTGGATTGACTATTGCTGGTGCAATGGCAAACTCCAATGATGTTCTTACAGTATCTCAGGCTGCAGGAGGATCTGGAGATGTCATTAAAATACAAAATGCTGGGACAGGTAAAGACATAAGTGGAACAGATGACACTTGGCACATTACAAAAGCAGGTGTTGCTACTTTTGCAGAACTTGTTCTGACATCAACTGTATCAACAGATGTATTTGCAGTAACAAATGACTCAATTACAGCTAACAATGCATTTCTTGTAACTGGCTCTGGAGTATTCACTGGCACTGGAGCAAATTCCTTTGCCAATGTAACTGCTTCTGGACTTACAACTGGAACTGCACTTACTGTGATTGCAAATGGTGCTACTACTTCAGTAGGAGTATTTGATGTTTCTGGAACTGCAATGACAAGTGGATCTCTTGTTAGATTGACAGGAGGTGGAGCAAATATCTCTTCAGGAGGTAAAGTTCTTGAAGTTGCTATGGGTGCTGCTACTACTGGAGCAGGTGTGTCTATTACTACTTCTGGTGTTCATCAGGGAACTACTACAAATTCTATATTTGTAATAAACTCTGCAGGAGACACTGGAACTGCATCTTATATAGTTGCAAATAGTAATACAACTGGAGTTGTTTCATTGATTACATCATCTGGAACAATGACAACTTCTGGAAGTCTTTTGACATTGACTGCAAACTCAGCAACTACTGCTGCTGGATTGCTTAGAATTAATGGAAATGGACTTACTTCTGGTATTGGTGCAATTATTGCTTCATCTGCTACTGCTATAACAGGCAATGGTAGATTGTTCAAAATTGACCACACAGGAGCAACAACTACATCTGGAACATTAGTTGAATTTGCAACTTCTGCAACAGATGAAACAGTAGTAGTTAAAATCACTACTGCTGCTATGGTTGATGGAGTTGGTCTTTCAATTGTTGGAACAACAGGAATGACAACTGGTTCTCTCTTGAGAGCTACTACTTCAACTGCAGGAATTGTAGCAACAAATGGAGTCTATTCATTAAGAGGAACTGGAGCCCACACTTCAACTTCTTATGCTGGACTTCTTGATGTTCAATCTTCTGGAATGGTAGGAACTGCAGCAAATAGCACATTGGTTAATTTCATGGCTACTGCTGCTGCTCAAGTTGATACTACGATCTTGAATGTTGAAGCATCTGGCTTTACAACTGGATTCACTGGTTCAATGGTAAGAATTAAATCTCCTACCACAACTGGTGCAGGTAAAGTAATTGAAGTTATTGCTGATGGTATTACCTCTGGAGGAACTGCTATGAGTATTTCTGTGGCTGCTCTTACAACTGGAGATGGACTTGTAATTAGTAATGGCACTGCTGCTACTACTACAGGATCTCTATTGAAAGTTACAGCTGGAGGAACTGGAGCTGTCTCTGCTGATGGTATAGTTAGCTTTGCTCACACAGGAATTTATACATCTTCAACTGTTGGATTTGTAAATATTCTTACTTCTGGAACAACTGCAGGAACAACACTTTCTGTAACTGCAAGTGCAGCTACAACAGGAGTTGGAGTTCTTGTAGCTACTGATGCTTTGACAGAAGGAACTGCTCTAAAAATTACAGCAGTTGAAGCAACACTAACCACTGGACTTTATATTCAGTGTTATGATGGTGCTGCTAATGACTTCTCTGTGGCTAAGTATGGAGCTACTGTAATTGCAGGTAATGCTGCTCTTACTGCTTCTCTAACTCTCACAAAAGGAGACTTCTTGATGAGTGATGGAGTATTGCGTGCTGCTGTCACAGCCACAATTACTGCTGATGCAGGCTCTATTCAAGGAGGAAGTCCATTGACACGATCTTTTAATGAGATTGCTGTTTCTGGAACAACAGGTGATTCTGTTACTCTTCCTGCTGCTGCTGCTGGTCAATTCGTATTAATAACTAATCACGGAGCTAACTCTGCTGATGTATTTCCTGCTTCAGGAGATGCAATCAATGAGGCATCTGCAAATGCTGCTAAAGCACTTGCTGCTGATGCTTCCATGATGTGTTATTCTTATGATGCAACCAATTGGGAGTGTTTGACATTAGCTAGATAAGTAATTATCTCTCTACTCTCTCCATAATTAAAATGTGGAGAGGGATAGGGAGGTAAAATTATTAGAATAATTTATTAAAATATATGAATACAGACAGAAAAGTAAAATTGGAAATAAATACTGCTACTTCTGGAGACAATACAATTATTGATGCTCCAACAAAAGGTCATATTGAAATTGACCATATTGAGGTTATGCCTACTGGTGGTGCTCAAACCATCAAATTGAAGTTAGCTGGTGCAAGTTCTGCTGCTAGTCAGAATCCAATGCAACAAGTTGAATATGCATTTGATGATAATCAAGCATGGGTGTATGACAGAACCACTAACAATACTCTTGAATGCACTGAAGCAACTGCTCTTATATTGAATCTTGGAGCAGCAACAAGAGTGACAGGGTTTGTATTAGCAAGAATAGTAGGAGAATAAAATATGCAAAAAGCAGTTCCATCAACAAAATTGAAAGGAGACTTGCTCTTAGAACTGAAAGAAATAAAGATTGAAATAGCAACAGAGCAAATCAAAAGAGATAAAATTAGGAGAGAAACTTCTGATGCTCAAGATGCACTTTCTAAAAGAGAAGTTATAATGAAGAAGAAAGAGCAAGAACATGAAAAAAGGATGGAACTTTTGGACAAGCAAGTTTTTGACAAAGAAGAAAAGAGAAAAGAAATTGAATCAAAAATTGCAGAAAAGAACAATATCTTACAAGATTTGAATGAAGAAATCTCTGATGTTAGAAAAGAATTGAATACATCAAAGAAAGAGAAAGATGAAACTTTACAATCTGTTATAGAAAAAGTCAAGGATAAGAATTCAGAAATTGTTAAGTTGAATTCTCAAATTTTAATACTAACAAGCAATAAAGAGAAGCTTGAAAAAGAAAATAAAGAAATAACAGAAAGCATGACAGAAAAATTGCAATATGCAAATAAAAGAATTCTTGATGCTGATAAAAAAGAAAAAGAAGTTGATGAAAAAGATATAAAATCAGAAGCCAAAAGGTCGGAACTGAGAATTATATCTGCAAGACTGGAGGAAAGATATGGTGATGTGGCTCCAGATATTTATAAGAAAAAAATAGAAGTAGAATAATTATATGGGATATTTATCAAAAGGAAGAGAATTGACAAGTGCAGAGGAAGCAGTAGTGGAATATTTAGAACCACTAGGATCTGCTCTTCAGCAAATTAGAGTAAATGCAGCAGGAACTGCTCTTGAATACTTCACTGCAGGAGCATCATTAGATGGTTCTGGAACTTTGAATGAAATTGCATACTGGGTTGATTCTGATACTCTTGGCTCTCTTGCAGTTGCTACTTATCCATCTCTCACAGAATTGTCTTATGTAAAAGGAGTGACAAGTGCAATACAGACACAAATAACTGCCAAAGCTCCCAGCACTTCTCCAACATTTGCAACTTCTATTACTGGTAGCTATTTGACTGCTTCAGAGATATTGATTACTGATGGTTCAAAGAATATAGTTTCTGCTGCTGTGGCTACTTATCCATCTTTGACAGAACTAACTTATTTGAAAGGAGTTACATCAGCTATTCAAACTCAAATAGGAACAAAAGCAGCACATGCAACAACAATTACAAT